AGAAGAAAAAAAGTAAAACCAATCGAAATTGGTGAAGGTGATATATTATTTGAAGGTAGATTTGGTCAGACATTACATTTAGATGGTCATGACAATACACCAAAAATAAAAATATCTACTCACGTTGATGAGTCAGATGGAGATTTTAGAAAAGAAAAAATTGATGGTGATGATTCTTCCATATATTTATTATCACGAGGAATGAGAGATAAATTTGATGGTAACACGGTTGTAGGAAAAAAAGTGTTAATTCAATCTGATGGTATATTTATAAAGGGAAGAGAAGAGGTAAAAATTAACGCACCTAATTTAAGTGTGATTAAAGATGAAGTAAAGTTAGGAAGTAAAGATGCTAAACAACCAGTAGTATTAGGAAATGACTTGAAAGAATTTTTAACAGATTTTGTAACAGAGTTATTAACTTTAGCACCAGCTATAGGTGGTAGTGGCACTAACGCTGGAGCAGCTACTGCTGGTACACAATTAACCACGAAAATGACAGATTTATTAACAAAATTAAACACACCAAAAAAAATGTTAAGTAACAAAGTAAAAACGATATAGGAGTTATCATGACTAAAAAACAGTTAGTTAAAATAATACAAGAAGTTGTTCGTAGAGAAATAAAAAAAGAAATAAATGAGATATTTATAAGAGAACAAAAAACTTCAGAACCTCAATTAGCTGATGTTATATCACAAGTTTCAGAACCAAAGAAAAAAGTAAAATACACAAATAATAAATCTTTAAATGATGTTCTGAATGAAACTGTTGGTTTGAGTAAAAAATCAAATGAGTTTGATGAGTATCCAACATTGGGTGGTGGAACTTTTGATAAATCAAGAATGAGTGAATTGATGGGATATGGACAAACAGAAGAAGGTAAACGTGATATGAATGCAGTTGAAACTTTACAAAAAGCTGGTAAATCTGTTAATGATGTTCCAGAGCATGTAACAAATGCATTAACAAGAGATTACAGTAAGTTAATGAAAGCTTTAGATAAGAAGAAACAAGGAGGACTTGGATAATGCCAAGAAGTGCTAGAGAAATAGATTTAGATCCTAGAACTTATGTAGGTTTATCTTTTCCATTGAGGGCAGATAATAATAATAATTTTGCTATGACTAAAAATTCAATTCAACAATCTAAACACAACCTTAGAAATTTATTATTAACTTATCCTGGTGAAAGAGCTGGTAATCCAGAATTTGGATGTAGATTACGAGAAATTTGTTTTGAACAACATAATGAAAATTTACCATCAAAAATGCAAGATGTAATTGTTGAAGCTGTAAATAAATTTTTACCATATATTAACATAAATGATATTGAAACATTAACTGAAGCAAATCAAGAAGAAAAAATATTTGTTAGTATAAAATTTTCAACAACATTAGATCCACAAATTAATCAAGCTCTAACACTTGACGTAACTGAAGCGACTGAAGTTGATAACACAGGCTCTACTGGTGGTAGTAGACCATCTGGAGGATATTAATGGCACGCACAAGTATACAAAAAGACACAGTTAAATCTATAAATTATTTAAATAAAGATTTTGGTGATTTTAAATCAAATCTTATAGAATTTGCAAAACAATATTTTCCAAATACATATAATGATTTTAATGAAGCATCACCAGGTATGTTATTTGTAGAAATGGCAGCTTATGTTGGTGATGTTCTTTCTTATTATATAGATTCACAATTTAGAGAATCACTTTTAGCATATGCTGAAGAAAAGAAAAATGTATACAATATTGCACAATCTTTTGGATACAGACCAAAAACGACTTCTGCATCTGAAGTTATTTTAGACGTATTTCAAACTGTTCCTGCTTTAAATAATCTACCTGATTATAGATATGCTTTAACAATTGACGAGGGAACTCAAATAAATGCCAGTTCTAATGGAACATTATTTAGAACAGTAGAAGATGTTAATTTTAAATTTTCTAGTTCTTATGATCCTAGAACTGTAACTATGTTTGAAACAGATAGTGGTGAGCCAACAAAATTTTTATTAAAGAAAAAAATAAAAGCAAGAAGTGGAGAAATTTCAACCGAATATTTTGATTTTAATTCTGCAGAAAAGTATACACAAATACGTTTGAGTAATCCTGATGTTATAGAAATAATTTCTTGTACGGATAGTGATGGGAATAAATGGTACGAAGTGGATTCATTAGCTAGAGATACTGTTTTTGAAGAAATGGAAAATAATTCAGCTAACGATCCATCATCTGTTGGAGATAGAGAATTAGCTTCATATATTTTAAAACTTAAAAAAGTATCTCGTAGATTTACAACTTTTATAAATGAGAATGATGAAACTATTTTAAGATTTGGAGCTGGTATATCAGATAATCCTGATGAAGAAATAATTCCAAATCCAACAAATGTTGGTTCAAGTTTACCTGGTAGTCCAACATATTTAACTACAGCTTTCGATCCTTCAAATTTTTTAAAGACAAGTACATTTGGATTGGCACCAGCAAACACAACCCTCACAATAGAATATTCTCATGGTGGTGGTATTGACGATAACGTAAATACTGGTGATGTTAATCAATTAGGACCTATAAATTTTACTATTAGTGAAAACGGTCTTAATACTTCACTAATACAAGAATCAAAAGATTCTGTTTCCTTTACTACTCCAAAACCAGCGACAGGTGGTTCGTCTGGTGAAACTGTTAGAGAAACAAGAGAAAACGCATTGGCATATTTCCAATCACAACAAAGAACTGTAACAAAGGAAGATTACATTGTCAGAGCATATTCTTTACCACCAAAATACGGAACGGTTGCTAAAGTACATATGTCACAAGATGAACAACTTAGTAAAGTTGGTATGGCTGATAGATTATCAAGAAAAATAACAGCTTCAGATGTTGGTACTGAATTACGTGATTTACAAGTTAATAATATCCCAAATCCACTAGCAATGAATATGTATACTCTTGGATTTGATGGTAATAAAAAATTGGCACCACTAACACAAACTAGTAAACAAAATTTAAAAACTTACTTGTCACAGTATAGATTAGTCACGGATGCAATAAATATTAAAGACGCTTACATAATTAACATAGGTGTAAATTTTGCAATATTAACAAAAGTTGGTTTTAATAAACAAGAAGTATTATTACGTTGTGTGACTACAGTACAAGATTTCTTTGATATTGATAGGTGGCAAATAGGTCAACCAATAGTTTTAACAGATTTAGTTTATGAACTATCTTTAGTAGATGGTGTTGCTAGTATTGTTAATCCACGAGAAAATAATCCAAATAATTTACCAATTGTAATAGAAAATAAATATCAATTTGCACAAGGATATTCTGGTAACTTTTTTGATATAAACACATCCATACGTGGTGGAGTTTTATATCCAGCATTAGATCCTAGTATATTTGAAGTTAAATATCCAAACACAGATATTAAGGGTAAAGTTCTTGGTGACAATTTAGGGGTAAGGGAGTAGTTAAATGCATTTTTTTACATTTGGAGAAAAAGATACAACTTTATATCAAAATAGTGGTAGTTTAAACGCTGGATTAGATGAGATATTAGAAATTAGAAAAGAAGTTAGTGATTCTGGTGATACTATAAATGTATCAAGAGTTTTAATTAGATTTAATATTAGTCAAATATCAGCATCAATTGGTAACGGTACGATAACCAATCCATCATTTTATCTTAATTTATTTGATGCAAAATCTTCTAATTTAAATACATCACAAAGTATCTTTGCTTATCCAGTTAGTCAGTCATGGACAATGGGACAAGGTAGGTCGTATGATAATCCACAAACTACTGATGGTGCAAGTTGGAATTTTAGATTTGGTGAAGACGATGGTACTCTTTGGGAGAGAACTGTAAGTGCTTCGGGATGTACTTGGTTTAGTGGAAGTGGATATGAAGCATCCCATTCAATTGGTCATGAAACAGTTGATGTGAGAATGGATGTTACTGATATTATGAATAAGTGGTTAGAAGGCACAATACCAAATGAAGGTTTTATAGTAAAAAGGAGTGGTAGTGTGGGTAATTTAAGTTCAACCACCGATGAGGGTAATACAACAAGATTTGGTAATCTATCCTTTTTCTCATCAGATACACACACAAAGTATCCACCCACATTAGAAACAGTTTGGGATGATTCTAAATGGAGCACTGGTTCTTTATCACCACTAACTCAAACAAATTTAGAAGATATGATTATTTATATGAAAGGACTACGACCTGAGTATAAAGAGAAATCAAAAGCAAGATTTAGATTGGTGGGAAAAGAAAGATTTCCTGAAGCTACATATTCTACAACCCCAGCAAATTTGTCTATAAAATATTTACCAAGTGGTTCGTCTTATTATTCTATTAAAGATGCTGAAACAGATGAGGTTATAGTGCCATACGGTAGTGGTTCTAAAATAAGTTGTGATTCTACTGGTAATTATTTTATGTTAGATTTAAATGGTTATCAACCCGAAAGATACTATCGATTAGAATATAGGATTCAAAGTGGTAGTGGTGTTGATGAATTAGACCAATATTTTGATGAGGGATTTACATTCAAGGTAACACAATAATGCCTTACACAAAAGAAGAGTTATCAAATATAGGGTTCTATAATGAATTTATAGACAAACTTAGAAGTACATACATTTCTAAATTAGTTAATCGTGCTCTAAATTTTTTTAGAGATAATAATGATGTTTTATATTCATTTGAAGATATAACCACAAGAATGGGAATTGAAGATGCTGCATTGATAAATAATTCAGACTACTCAACATTAGAAACAGAATTGAATAGAACAAATGTTCAAAGTTCAACAGGATATACTGATTTTAAAGATTTGATAGAAAAGGAGTCTTGTTCATTACAGTCTGGTCAATTAAATAAAACTGTAAAAAATCAAAACTCAGAAAAATTAATTGACAGAGGTATTAAAGAACTAATACAAGTAGAAATAGCAGATCCGTTACCAGATGATTTGAAAAACGGAGATACAATCACAAGTACGAATGTAAACGATCCTAGAAAGTGGTTAATAGAAGGATTTCAAAAAAGACCATTTCCTGATTTGCAAAGTTTTTATGCAACTGCTGGTGATTGGAAATTGGTAAAAACTGTAACCGATGAAACTTTAGATAGTATACCAGAAGGGGAGCCAGTAAGCTAATGCCATACGATGTACTAATATACGCAGCATATAAATACAATAAATCTCAAAAAAGAAAAGCAAAACAAGCTGCCAAAAAAGCAGAAAATAAAAGACAACAATCATTTCTTGATTTATTAAATTCTTCGAATACCACTAATCTTAGTGAATCAGATGCTGAAGTATTAACAAGTAACGAAAAGATAGAATATGGCTCTGATAAAGACGCATATTTAGGGCCACCATTTGGAACTTCTGATGATTACATTGAAATTTTAATTCATGATACTCAAAATAATCTTTTAGAAACTGGTGTTGTTGATAATACTGATTATATTTACGATGAAGAAGAGGGTGGTATAAGAATAAAAACTGGTACGATACTTAGAAAAATGGGTTATGATAGAGGTAGGTTTAATGTATTATATAATTTTTTAAGAAAAATGGCAGGTTCACCTCAAACCTTAGTTACTGATGTGGACGGTCAAGTTTATAATGGTGAAGTTAATGAAAATGAAATTGGTAATTCTTTATTTATAAAAGAAGATAAATATAATGTACATGAAATATCAGACTCACGTACTGAATTAAGATTAATAACACAAAATATTAGAGATGAGGACTATTTAAGAAGATTCTATAAATTAGGTTCTAAACAAACAAAGTATCAAGCAGACGAAACTCCAATTAGTAATATTGAATTTGTGGGAACTGCAGAGGAAAAAGAAACTTCAAAACAAATAAGATTTATACCTGTAACTGGCATGAATGAAGGTAGATTTATGGAATCTATGAAAGGTGGTATGTTAACCATTCCTAATTTTTTTGTTACAAGAAAAATAGAAACACCTATTGCAACAAGTGGTCAAGATTTGGGTTACGAGGATTATGAAATATTTGGAGGAGACGAACAACGTGCTAGTTTTAGAATAGTAGAATTAATTGTTGGTGCACCAAAACAAAATAATGGAAATCAATATGGTGATAGATATTTAGGAATCCAACATAGATATTTTGAAGGGTTTAGAAAAGATGATGTCATTACAAATCCAGTTACAGGTGAACAATCAACAGGAACAAAAGAAGATGCTAAAGCTTTACGTGACATAGGCATTACTACTGATAAATATTTAGACGAATATACCGATCCAGATTATAAAGTAAAATCTGATTATGGATTACAAGGAAGAATAGAAAATATCGTTGCATTAGAAGAGCCTATTTTTAATACTGTAATTTTTAATCGAAGTGAAGGTGTTGCCACGGTTGATTTGGAAAGTAACTCCACGTTTTTTACTGATAGTTCTGTTACTTATACTTGGGAATTTTTTGGTTGGGATGTTGATAGAAATAGAAATATGTTTAATACAACCACAAGTTTTAATCTAAATATTTTAAAAAGAAAATACAAACCAAATGGTGGTGATAATAACGGTGACATTAGTATAGACTCTGTTCCAGACAATAATCTTTATGCAACTGAAGATTCTTCTGGTAATGGATTAAAGGCTAGTATAACATTAAATCCCGCTGATAGAAATGTGGATACATTTCCACCTAACGCTCGACCAGGTGCAAGAGTGAGAGTTTCATGTCATAGTGGGGGATGTAAA